GCTCTAAATCCTCTTTGAATGAATGCTGATATAGGGAGCCTATAAAAGACCGCACCGTTTTCCATAATTGTATGAAATAGTATGGGACGTCCTGTAATCGATGCCAGGCCAAATATAATGCAGTCTTCAACTTCTCCATGATGATCTTTAAGATCGTAGAGATATTCTCTTCTGATCTGTGAATAAATCACAGGAATGTTTGCATTTAGATAGGCCATGAGTCATATATTTCCTAGTTTATTAAAAAATAAATGGCGATGATCACTATTACCACAGCGATAGATATTTTTGGATTAGCTTTCGCTAATACCCATAGTTGTTTTACTTTTTCCATAGTTTCCTCCTATTTTATATTACCCCAGTTACTGCCTTTTTTATAATTAACTTTATTAGGAATCAACAAAGAAATGGCCTCTACCATTATTTTTTTTATTAATTCTGCCTGTTTTTCATTACTAATAGACAAACATAACTCATCATGTATTTGTATTTGAGGTAAAATTCCGGCTTTATACAACTTAACCATTGCTTTTTTCGTCATGTCAGCTGCTGATCCTTGAATTAATTTGTTTAAAGCTTTGTAGGTAAATGCAGGCTTATAAAATTCTTCAAACAACTCACAGTTAGGATCATTTTCTATTAAACGTCTTGACCGAGAGGCGAGATAATGATCTTTTGCTTCTTTCCTGTCTAAAATAGGTACAGGATTTCTTTGCATTTCTTTTTTTATTTCTCCGTCTTCTTCTTTTTCAATGTACTCAGTATAAACAAATATTTTCCTATCTTCATCCCATTCCTTATCTCTTGGCTCCCATTTATTAAATCTACAAAATCGATCTTCTAATGTAAAAATACTTTTATTTTTTTCGGCATACTTCATTAGGCCATTGGATAGCTCTCTAACAAACGGAACTTGTCTGTGATATTCATCAAATAATTCTTTAGCTTCTTCCTTATCCAACTCTAAGGAAGCAGCCAATTTTCCTTTACCCATACCGTAAAATAGACCTAAATTAATAGTCTTGGCCTGTTTACGAGTTATTTTTGCCAGCTTCGCCACTATCTCGTGAAAATCTGTGCTTGGATTTTTTCTATATTCTTCTGCTAAATCTTCCACACCATAAAACTTATTTTTAAGAGCATAATGAATCACTAGTCTTGGTTCTTGTTGTGAATAGTCAAACGATCCCCACTCTTGACCTTCTTCAGGTAAGAAGAATGAACGTATAATATTACCATATTTTCCTTTCGCAGGGATTTGTTGAAGATTTGGTTTAGACATAGAAAATCTTCCTGTTATTGTGCCTCCTCTTTCTCCTCTTATTTGATTGATGTCTGCATGTATTCTTCCATTATGAACAAACTTTAATAAACCATTCACAAAAACATTAATTAGTTTATCGTAAGCTCTAGCTCTTGCGATTAATCTTAAGTAAACATTGGGGTGAGACTCTAAATAATTTTTAGATAAACTTACTCTTCCAGATTTGGGGGTAGATGTGTAGTCTGTTATATTTAATTTGTGTAACAATCTGGCCACAGAATCGGCGGCCCATATTTCTACCGACACTCCTGTCCGTCTTTTTATTCCTTTTATTAGACCGTCTCTCCTTTTTTTTAAATCTAACCCTAAAGTTTTAGCTTTTTTGGTATCCACTCTGACGCCTTTAAATCTCATAGCAACTAGGCAAGGAAACAGTTCCATTTCTAAATTAAAAACATTCTCTAATGTTTTTATTTTGCCATTAATTATCTTAATTGGTTGTTTTATTTTTTCTTTAAATATATTCCATAGTTTTAACGTTAAATTAACATCCTGCTCTGCATAATCTTTTACTACCGAATATGGAAGCAGATGCATATTACTTATGGCGTCACTTATGCCTACTTCATCTATTGACGTTTGCTCTAGGTCATATTTATATTTAATTTCATTTAAATAAATCTTTGCAATGGCGTCTAAAGAATATTTCATCCTGTTTTCATTAATAATTGATGCTGCTATCATAGTATCAGCAATTGGTCCTTGAACCATGAGCCCTGATTCTTGTCGAATCCAGCACACGTCATACATCGCATTGTGAAATACTTTCGTAATATTTTTATTCTGAAATATCCTCTTATTTAAAACTTTCCATACATGGTTAGCTGCAATGTTAGAGGTTCGATCACTATGCGCCATAGGAAAATAGAATTTTTCATCTTTATAAGCTATTGCTACACCACAAACTTTTCCGTCCTTTCTTATAGCTCCTGATCCAAGCGTCTTTAGATTTGGGTCGTAAGTTTCTAAGTCGATAGCAACAGTATCAACATCTTTTAAATTTAAATCTGAGAGTTCAGGTACATAAGACATTATTTTTTTTTCGTGTAGTCCCTTTCAATAATCATATCTATAAAATGTTTAGCTTTCTCTAAGTCTTCCTTTCCTCCTTTATATTTATGCCTACAAATATATTTGATAACATTCCCTTCAGGGAAAAGCAAGTTGTTCTCGATTACAAACTTGCTTGGCTGTATTTTCATTTTTTTATAATGAGTTCCGCCAATCTGTTTATCGTATGTGCTCATAAACTTAATCCTTTTGACTTAATTAACCATAATGTCTTTCTTGCTCTTGAACCAGCAACGAACTTTAATCTTTTTTTTGTAAATTTAGGTTCTTCCCTGGATATCGTTAAGTTTAGAACTACGTTATCAAACTCCATCCCTTTGATCGTATGAATATTAGCCACGAATATTCTAAAGTCTTGTAAGTCCCTGTTTTCTTTGACTATATTCCTTATATATTTTTTTGTTTTTAAATCGTTGGTGCTGACTAAATCTTGAAGGTCTTTTGTTTTTTTTACGATAGGGAGTAAATGGCCCTTTTTTATAAAGTAATTTATATCATAACTTCCTCTCTCCAATTTTTCCATTTCTTCTTTACTATAATTTGGTCCCGTATATTCACTATCTATATTTTTTAAGATTTTCTTTGCTACTGCTAAAGTTTTAGGCTCATCTTGGGAGAAGGATATAAACTCTCTTTGGTTTTTAATGTCTCTTGTAGGGTAAGAAAAAGATCTTACTTTATCGGAAATAAGCTCTATAGGAAGATTAAGTTTTTTTAAGAAATCTAATACGTCAATAGGTTCGCCTGCTCGATGAGTAAATATAAAAGTTTCTTCAGTGTTTAGTAATTTATCTATTAGAATATGTAAATTAGGATCTTGAGTTAAATTCATTAAGTTATAAATTTCACCTTCAACTATTTTTCCATCTTCTTCCCGAGGTGTCCATTTTCTAGTATAGTTATATTCAGGATGCTCCCATATTTCTTTAATCACTTCCCTACACCACAAGTTAATTTTTCTTGGACACCTGTAACCTATTTCTAATTCTACTTCAGGATGAGCAAACTCTTTCGTGAAAGAATGAGGATCTGCACCAGCAAATTCGAAGATAGATTGGTCTGGGTCTCCGGCTTTGTAAAATAAATCACAATTCTTAGACATTTTCACTTCGGCTAGCCTTTGAATAACACTAGAGTCTTGAGCTTCATCAATCATTAATACCTTAATGACAGGATCTTTAGGAAGATCACAGAATTTTTCTACCATATCGTGAAAGTCCATAACATTTTTCCTGCCTCCGTTAATAAGAGGATCTGTTTTATATTCTTTGTATAACTCATTCATGTCAATAAGTTCTTGAAGAGTATATTTATATTCATTTATTTTTTCTTCATAACTTAACGTTCTGTAATAGGGGCCTAAGTCTTTACCATTATCTCTAGCAAAACCTATAAATTTAAAAAAGGGATGGCCTTTAAATAGTGCCTCTATAAAACTAAATTCTCTATTCAAGGTATGTTTATTAAAGATTCGATATTTATTTCTTAATGTATCATAATCAGTTATTTCAAATACATCGCCCCCTTTTGATTTAGTTATCTCATCTTTGCAGTACTTATGAATGGTTGACACATTATTTTTTCTTATTTTTTTAGTTTCTTTAATTAAATTAAAAAGATCTTTACCTGTTTCTTTATGATATTCCGCAATGTTTTTAGGATCATTAATTTTTTCTCTTATCTCATTAGCGGCGGTCTTGGTATGTGATATAACCATAATATCAGAGGCTTCGTATTTATCTAACGCATCATAATACCTCTTCATTAAATAAGTAGTTTTACCTGTACCGGGAGGACCTGCGACTCTAATTTTTTGCATTTTCTATCTCTTTCGGTGATTCTTTTTCTTCAACGGTAAGTGTGAAGTTTTCTCGCTTTTCTGGGTAAGTCCATGTAGGACATGATTTTTCTATGTTTAGTTTAGTTTTTACTTTACCATTATTCTTTTTCCCTTTTAATATTTTAGTAAGCCTAAATGTTATTTCTGCAGTTTTCATAGGCTGTCTTTTAGCCTCTAGGTATTGTTGCAATCTCTCCAGTCTAATATGCATTAGTTTTTTCTTTGGATCATAATAACAGGCGCCTTCTAAAAGATCCCACTTGTCTACACTCACTGTTGAGTATTCTAAAAAGTTTCTCATGAGAGATACAAAATCATGATCATGATGAGCCTCGTCGGGAGCTTCTATAAATGTTGCCTTGTTTATTTTTTCCTGCATGAAATCTGAAAAATCTCTCGGCTTCATTAATTCTAAAATTTTTGGAGGGAAATGTCCGAAGTTATGAAGTTTAGTAAGGAAGTCTTTCTTAACTTTTAATTCACTTCCTTTGAACTCTACTCTTACCTCCTTAAGTTTTTTTTCTTTTGTGTTTACTTTTACATACATATAATAGATAGGAGGAACGCTTCCATATTCGAATAGGTCTCCAAGAATTTCTTCAACTGAGTATAGTTCTTTTGCAATTTCTGGAGTAATTCCAAATAAGTTTCTACAGCATTTAGAAGGCTCACAATATTTTTTTATATTAGGAACTTTGCATTTATATTTATATCCTTCTTTTTTAACGGACTCTTGTGTGCTGATTATTGTGTTTTCTGACTCTGGTTCTATAAGGTTATTCGTATTAAAATCTCTAAGTAAAGACTCGGGTGTTCGTTTTTTACCTTCAAATTTTGAAAAAGCTTCATGAGATTTGTTATAAAATAATGCCCCTTGATATAAAAAATCATTTCTCATACCTTTTGGTATTTTACCGTTATTAGCTTTAATGCAGTTAGTTATGCATGGAATAAAAGTTGGTTCTTTTATTTTTTTATTGTTTATAATTTTTTCTGGCGCTGGCTCTTCTTCCTCTGCTAAGTATTTATCTAAGTTATCCTGTGCATATTTAGTATGCATGGCAAAAAATTCTTCTATGTCAGCAGCTTCGAAATTATCTTTATAGGCGTAGCGTGTTCCTTCTTCGTGGTTAAAGTATGGCATATTTAACCAACTTCCAGTGCCTCCTTCTCTAAATTTTGTTTGCATTGGATATATACGGTCTAATTTATCTGCAATCCCTAACTGCGCTGCAAATCTTTTCAGTACAAATAGTACTTCTTCAGCAGGTATAAATTTTCTAATAAATAAAAATAAATGAGCACATCCGCTTTTGGACCTGATCATAATCAAAGGAAGGGAAAGTCTTCTGGTTTTTTTTAGGATTTCTTCATAATCTAGATCAAATTTATCCACATCAATACAGCCCCATTTACATTCACTCTTTTCATTGACGGGCATGATGCCAAGACTTGGCTCTAAACCATTCAAATGGTTCTCCCACATGGCTCTAGTGACTTCTTCCCTTTTAACTGTAGAGACGCCTTCTACTTTTCCGGGAAGATTAGATTTATCTTTCGTGAAGAGTCCATGGGCCCACTTATAGCCTTCAAATATATTTATAAATTTATCAATCATAATTTTTATGGGCGGATCCACTCTCGCTTCCCCGCCCATTCCCAAGGGAATTATAGATTGATTGTCTTTTTGGTTACTTCTTGATTTTCAGGTTTAACTTTCACTAAACCTTTGCTATTTTTTTCAGCAAAACTTTTAGCAATTGCATAAACACCTTTATCTGTAACCGGACCAACTTTAGATACATCCCATCCAAACCATGTTCCTTTGTCATT